GCTGGTGTTAAGAACGGTTACGAATTGGCTCAGATGGACAAAGGGCACGACTTCAACCTCGCGCTGGCAGATCACAAAGGCACAATTGCCGCCGCCGCCGCTCAAAGTCAGCAAATTGCTACGGCCGCCGAGAATGCACTTGATCGTGCGGCTCGCGAAAACTTGCAGATTACAGCGCAAAACTTCAAAGCCTTGTTGCAAGAGGACATGCAGGACTTTACCGGTAGCGAGTCTGAAAAAGATAGGTTGCTTACACGGCTTCAAAATGACGTTCTTAATGGGTTTAAAGAGCGCGGTCTGGATATTTCGCAAGGTAATCTTGATTTGGCGCTGCTTACTCAGATTGCTAACGAAAGCATGGCCGTTCGCAAGCAAGCGTTTGCAGAGGCTGAAGCTAAAGCAGACAGATTGGCTCCATCTCTTAAAGTCATAGACAACGATTTGGTGCTATTCAATCCCGAGGATAATTCGGCGGTATCGGTATTCCAAGCGGAATCCGATACCGAGCCTGTCTTTAAGGTTATTCGTAACATGAGCAATCAAACTACTCGCGTGGTAGATATTACGACAGCCCCGGGAAAAGCGGCAATTGAAGCCGCTAATAACGCGAATGCGGGCGGAACACAAAAGTTTACTGTTTCCAACATGGGGTCAGACACCGCTCCAACAGCCAAAGCCTTCGCCATCCAAGGTTTAGGAAACGTACTAAGCTACGATGGTGGAAGAACATACTTAGATGCGGGTGGTCAATCTGTAAGTATGCCAACCACGGGTGTTAACCCACTAAGCGATACGATTGCTGTCGACATTGCGGACAAACAACGACTTGCGTTAAGATCGGGTAGAGACTTGGAAGCTTTGGATGAACAACTTGGGATTGTGGCCAAGGGCGGTACGCGGGATAACCCGCAGGCACTGTCTTCCGAAGAAGCTGGGTTGATGAAAGACGCCATGGAAGCGGCCCGTAATGGTACGGGCCCGTATGCGGGATTTGCAGTATTTTTGGATAACACTTTTGGCGGATTTATCCCGCAAGCTCGTAAAGCTTTCCAAGATACGCAGTCAAATCGTCAATTCTTGCGCGGGCTTACTATTCTTACGCGGTCTGCGCTGGTTGTTAACCCGCGATTCCCGGTTGCGGAGATGGAAAAAGTTGCAGTCCTATTTGCAGACCCGGACAGGTTTTGGGCCAACCCGGAAACAGAGGCCAATAAACTTATTGAATTAAAACGTTTAGCTACTACTCAGAAAAGAGCTAACCTTCAAGCTTTAAGCGGCGGCCTTCAGGATGACAAAACACGACAGGCCGTTTTGTCAAACAACTTCGAAATAGACCGGTTATTGAACATGCTTTCAACGGTGCCTTTGCAGTCCGGACAAAAAGTAGATGGCGATACTACCAATGCCCTGCGCCAGCATATCTTTAATCAACGAGAGGGCACAAATCAACAAGGGGTCACAAATTAATGGAACCCGAAATTGTAACAGCCGACAGCAACCCCCCTAATCGTAAACCTGTGGTTTTTGACAAGCCGCAGTTTGATGCGTATGTCGCAGGGTTTTCCGGAGAAGGCCGAGACCCTTCTCAGGTGATTGCAGAAATGCTTGCCGAAGAAGTTTTGGGCTCTGGATCATACCAAGGGTTAATAAGTGGGCAATCCACCTTGTTTGATACTTTCCCCGGATTGAAGGATACGCCCCCTGCGGAAAGAGGGCTGACTAACGATCAAATAATTAATCTTTTGGCCGTAGACACTGAGGGCAACCCTATTGAAGCTGGAACGTTTTTAGAAGGCTTTGAACGTGAAATCGCGCCCGCCGCAACATCTTTAGGCGGTTTTATGTCGGGAGCAAAAATTGGTGCAAAAGTCCCCGGCCATCCCTATATAAAGGCGGGAAGTGCCTTATTAGGTGGTATTGCGGGGTCTTTGGCGGGTTACAAAGGCGGAGAACTATTAACGGATAAGCTAATTGGCCCTGAAAGCCCTATGCTCCCCAGTCAAACCGCGGCGTATGAATCTGGAAAAACGGCTGCCGGAGTGTTGGGATGGCTTCCATTCCCATTTATGATTTCTAAAAACGTAGGCGTAGGAACGGCTGAGTTTGTCAAAAATTTAACCGAGAAAGGTCTAAATCCTTCTCGGTCAACCCGTCTGCTCCAAGGAGCGCAAAACCTTCTTTCCAAAACAGGCACCACGGCCCGCGCCGCACCCATTCCTTTCCTTACCGCGGAAGCGATCTCAGGCGTCGGTCAAGTTGGTGGCGCGAGTTTTTCTGAAACGTATTTTCAGGGCAACCCGTTAGCTCGTATTTTCTTTGAGGGCGTGGGCGGCGTAGGCGCAACTGTCGGGGCCAGTCCAATGGTTCCCGTTGTAAAACATTATGACAAAATTCTACCAGCTTTGAAGAGAGTAAAACAAACTTATGAACAGGGAGGGGCAAGTGCCGTTTTGTCCCCTTTAAAGGCTAAACGCCAACAAAAAGCTGTGGAACGGATTGTAGATATTCTTGAGGCCGAGGGCGAAGACTTAGAAGCCGTAATCGCAAGATTGGCGGGAGATGATCTAGGTGAACTTCTCATTGGAGAAGATGGTAAACCGATTCCTTTGACTGCGGGGGCCAAAGGTGGTTCTCCCGCACTGTTGGCTATCGAAGCTTCCCTAGAGCAATTAGGTAGTGGCCTGTCTGCGGAAAGAACCGCAGGCTCAAAGGCGTCTATAAAAGCTTTGAGAAACGTTATTTTAGCCATGGCACAAACAGGTGACCAAGACGCTATTCAAACCGCCGCTGATCTAGCCGAGGGCGTATTTAGCGCCCAGCTAAACGAACGGATGGCCTTTGCAACCGATAATGTGATGAGTGCTTTCTCGCAGGTTTCTGGAGATGAAACCAGCAACATTCAGCTTTCAGAAAAACTATTCGACATAATTACAAATCAACTGTATCAAGCTCGGACTAAAGAAAAAATCCTATGGGAGGCCGTTCCCGAAATTGACATAACCTCCTTTGCAGACGAGGCCGGAGAATCTACCAATGTTCCCGGTTTTATACGAGCATGGAATCGGCTCCGCGGTGTAACTCCAGAAATGCAGGAAGAGATTGAAGCCAACCTGCCTGCTTTGCAAAAGTTTGTTACAAGAAAAACAGATGAATTAGGATTAGGCGGACCCGCTCCGGTTTCTGCAGAATTACGGACGGCTCAGAAACGAGCCACAGAAGCGGTAAACAAACTTGCCGGAACAACATACGAAAACCGGGTAAGTAGCATTGTAGACACGATGACTGGCGAGGGTGCAACGCAACAAGAGATTTTAACTCGCCTTAGACAAGAAGCAAGCGCGTCTCGGGGGCGGATGTCCACACCGCGCACTCGTCAATTGGCGGATGCTCTGGATAAAACCGCAGACCTGATGGTTATGCAGGGAAATCAGCCTACAGTTGATGGCTCTGGCGTCGTAACCGCCCCACTTACTACTAAAGAACTTACGGAACTTCGCGGAATGGCCTTAAAATACGTTCGTCAATTTTCCTCTGGAGAAAACCCCGACTACAACATGGCGCGAATTGCTTCTGATATGGCCGGTGCGATGTTCGATGATCTGACCGGAGTTGACTTAGGCCCTTCTGCCGACAATTACCGTTTTCAATATGACACCGCGAGAGCTTATTCTCGCGCTTTTAACGACACCTTCACTCGTGCTTTTGCAGGCGAGGCTACAAAAACAAAAGGCTCGGGAGCCGCGAGCATGGGACCAGAGCTTTTGGCTCGTCGTATTCTACAGGGTGGAAACGATCCAGCATACTTACGGTTAGAACAAATCAATGACATTGGCATGTTTGCCGTAGAAGAAGGTTTAGCCGACGCGGAAACAACCGTTGGTACTCTTCGGGGAGTTACCGAGCAAATTCTTCGTAACGCTAGATCGGAAGCCTTTGACCCTAACACGGGTCAAGTTAATCCAGACGCTTTGGCTAAATGGGTAGCAAAAAACTCAGACGTGTTAGATCAGTTCCCTGCACTAAAATTTGACCTTCAAAACGCAGAAAGTGCAAATGTTCTTCTTAAAGAAACCTCTGTAATTAACCAGAAACGACAAGCGGAAGAACTGGCACAACTTAGCTTCTACGACCTTATGAACCCTGTTGTCAGCGACACGGGCCGCAGGGTCTACGGTACAGAAAGTCCTACTACCGCCATAGCCCGAGCTATTAACACAAAGGCACCTATCAAAGGATTAAACAGACTTTTGGAAGTTGTTAAAAACGCTCCAGAAGACATGCAAGAACAAGCGATGACAGGTCTTAAATCCTCTATTTTGGAATGGGCCGCAACAAAAGCTGGCGGCAGTCACTCCGGAACGTTTAGCCCTAGTTCTCTGTATGATGACATGTTCCGACCTATCAAAGGGGCTTCTGGCCGCGTATCTTTGGTAGACTGGATGAAAGAAAACAAGGTCATGAACGAGGCCGAGCTTTCTAACTTAAAAACTTATTTATCTGAAATGGTTCGTTTTGAAGCGTCGGAAAAAGCGGGTGACATTGGAGAGCTTGTTGATCGGGCTGGTCCTTTGTTTGATTTCTACTTAGGAATTACTGGATCGGCGCTCGGTACTCGCGCACAACGGCTCGTGACTGGTGGTCAAAGTGGCCCCGGCGCTCTTATCGCTGCCGGACAAGGTGCTGAAACCATGCGCCGTATTTTCAACGACATTCCTGCCGCGCTTCAAACAGATGTTATGTCTGAGCTTATGTCCAACCCGCCGCTTCTCGCTGCAATGATGAGAAAGCCTCGGGGAGATAAGGAACGTATTCGTGTGGCCGAGCGTATTGGCAATATGTTAAAAGACTTGGGTTTCTCTCCGATACGTCGAGAACTTCCCGCCGTGCCTCGCGAAATAGATGAAGAAATGGAAAAAGAAACAGTACCCTTACCACCTTCAACCCAACAAGGGTCTTTGAATACCGTACCGGTGGGATCTCCCACCCAACAAACCGGTATGGTTACTCAGCCTAGTCCTGTCCGGCAGGCCGTTGCGCCTCCTCAACAGGCACCTGTACAAACCTCCGGCCCGGTGGATAGGACTAGGTACGCCGCTTTGTTTCCAAATGATTCGGCAACACAGTTGATGAAAAGTGGTATTGGAAGTTTAGGAGCGTAAAACATGTCAATTGTACGATACGCGGAATCGGTCTTATACGACCCCCGAGGATATTACGGTGGTGGTGTAGGGGAGCAATTAATAAAAGACGGCGCGGGATCGTCCGGGTTTCAAGCGGGGGATGTTAGTTTATCCGGGGGAGCAGGTTTTAGTTCTACGGCTATGGGCCATGGCGATAGTACAGCAGTTCGAAATTATGCGGAAGGTGGTATGATATCCACCCCCTATGCCAACTCAATAACCCCAGATAGACTTCAACCTTCTCCAAAAGCAGGCGGTAAAATTGTAGTTGATTATATTTCAACCGCAGGTCCAATGATGCCATTGATGGAAGACCCCTCAATTATGAATCCGGAACCGCAACAGCGCCCGATGCAAGGCGTTGGGGGTTTGTTCCAGCAACAAAACCAGCTTGGCCGTGAAATGGCTGACTTGCGGGGTTCTCCCCTACAAAACTATCAAGACTATTTAATGGGTACTTATGGACAGAAAGCCGCGCAAACCGTGCAGGAAGCTGCGCAAAGGGACGTGGAGCATTTTGTGCAGTTGGTTGACGAAGCCGAGCGGGCTCATTTTGGGGCCGAAGAAAGCTTTGGTTTTGGTGGTGGACAGATGCACCTTGACAGCATGTCTCAATTTACGGACCCTGAGACTATGGGACAACTTGAGGAAACCCGTGATTACGTCTCAATTATTCACGAGCCGCTGCCCTATGGTGTTGGTGAAAGACTTTTTAAAGAAGGAGGTGCCGTAACCAAACCAGCTACCTCTGAACAGCTTATCGCCGTAAGACAAAAAATAATGAATGATTATGGGTTTGACCCCATAGACCTAGCTCTTGAACAAAACGTTGATCCAGAGTTAGTTCTGCGTGTCATATATCAAGAGAATAAAGGCCGTCAGGGACCCGTTAGTGAAAAAGGCGCAATAGGGTTAATGCAGCTTATGCCCGGAACGGCAAAAGAATTGGGTGTAGACCCTAACGATCCAAAACAAAACGTGATTGGCGGGATTAGGTATCTCAAGCAACAGCTACAGGACTTTGGTACGGTGCCCTTGGCCCTTGCAGCATATAACGCGGGCCCCGGAAGTGTGCGCAAATACAACGGAATACCTCCTTTTGAGGAAACCCGTGATTACGTCTCAATTATTCACGGTGCGCCTAGGGATGAAATATTACCCGCAATGGGAGACTTCTTTCAACTGACAGAAAACTCCGCCCCTGTAGGAAAACCACGGGTCCGGCCCGAGGGTATTGACCAACCGGGGTTTGCCCCTGCCGCACAAACAATAAGTGAATACCTTATGATGCCTCAAGAGCCTGAAGTTGTAGAGCAGGTTCTCGTGCCAAAAATAAAACCACGACTGCGACCAGAGGCTTCAAACGAAAATGTCTTTAAGCAGTATGCGGCGTATGATTATGAACAAGAGCTGCCCAGCCCGTTTGCAACGGGCGAGGAAAACCAGTCTTTCGCAGAAGGTGGCGCAGTTCCGTAAAAACCCTCACCGCAACCAATCTTTAGCATCTTCCCCTAGAACTTGACCTGCAATATCGATCTTGCTTCGCAGGGCCTGTAGTATCTTCTCATCGATAGTGTCGGGCGAAACCATGTCAATATAGGTGACCTTGTTGCCTTGTCCTATTCTATGCGCTCGGTCCTCCGATTGCAGTCTAATTTCTAAGTCATAACTGTTTGAAAAGTAAATTACGGTGTTAGCGGCAGTTAGCGTAATCCCGTAGCCCCCGGTCCGCGGCTGACCGACAAAGAAGCGCAGCGGATCAGACTTATCTTGGAAGCGTGTAACAATATCTTGTCGTTCGTCCTGCGGTGTACCTCCGTAATACGTGGCAACCGAGTCTTCTCCAAAACGCTCCTTTATGGCCTCTTCGATGCGCAATATGTCATGCGTGTAAGTGGCCCAGATTATGGCTTTGCCATGCACCTCGTCTGTAAGGTCTAACAGTTCTCTCAGTCTGTTACTCTTCACAGGTTCTATCTCACCCTCATCTGGCTGCAAAAACCCGCAACATATTTGTTGAAGACGCATTATCTGCGTAAGAACGCTCGCCGTCGTTGCAAGCTCCCCGCTTTCTAATTTAGCTAGAGCCAGCTTCTTCATTTGGGTGTACAGTTTCTTTTGCTCTGGCGTAAGTTCTATCTCCCGCCGCACATAAACCTTCTCAGGAAGGTCCAAACAATCCTGCTTCAAAACTCTATTGCTAAACAGGTCTAACTTTTCAGAAAGTTCGTCTAATCGTCGGTAACCCACGATTTGCTGAAAACTGCGGTGCCCCATTGTGCGTTGTTGGATGTTTGCGTACCGCGATTGGAACGCGAAGTAGCTGTTGAAACCCAGAGCCTTGTTACGCAGGAAGTCGCACTGACTAAATAAATCCATAGGGCTTTTAGTAATAGGAGAACCTGTCAGGATGCGTCGGTACTTAGAATACTCTTGTAGCTTTACAATGTTCTTTGTCCGGGCCGCCTTGCGGTTCTTGATTGTGGTACTTTCGTCTACAATTACGATGTTGTCCGGGTTTTGATATAGAAACGCGAGAGCGGCCTCCGTCCCACGGCTCGTGGAAAACGCTTCTACGTTCATAACAAACACTTTAATTCCGTTAAAATCACTAACAATAAAATCGGTTAATCTTTTTTCTAAGTTTTTTGTTCTGGCCGGAGACCATCTCATTATATCGCGCTGGATTCGATCTGGTAAATGCGCAGGTATTTCATTTTTAACCCAGTTGTCATAAACTCCTTTAGGGGCCACAACTAACGCTGCATTTATCTTGCCAGCCTCAAAAAGAATCGCCATGGTATCTATGGCTACTTTTGTTTTTCCTGTTCCCATCTCCATGAACAGAGCATAATACTCCTCGGCCCACGAAGCTTCTAAGGCGGTTCTTTGGTGGTCATAAGGGTTAGTTTTGTATTCAAATCCACGCATTTTAAATTCCCTAAATACTGCTTGACAAGAGCGGAGTATACGATATTATCCGTATTTGTCAAGGCCCGACAGGTGCCTTTAACCACGAAGGAGACTCGAAATGAGTAATGACGTACTAAAAATGATGGAAGAAGACTTTGAGGACACTATCGCCTCATCCGTCGAAAAGATAGATCAACAAGGCCTCAAAACCGTGGCTGAGTTGGCTCGACATATCCGCGATGAAGAAGAATATATTTCATCTCTTGAGAGCGATCTGAAGAGTGCGAAGAAAAAACTTCTGAAGATGACGGATGAAGACATGCCTGCAATGCTTGCCGAAGTCGGTATATCTTCGTTTGCCTTAGATGACGGTTCTACCGTTGAGGTCAAACAAACGTATGGAGCCTCCATACTGGTAAACAATCGTCCGCAAGCCTACGACTGGCTACGCGATAACGGGTATGATGACATTATTAAGAATACTGTCTTGTGCCAGTTTGGCCGTGGTGAGGACGATAAAGCCAACGCTTTTTCAGCATTTGCTGAACAAGAAGGTTTTGTGCCTACGCAGAAAACCGAAATTCACCCGCAGACGCTTCGTGCGTTTGTTAAAGAGCGGTGCGAGGCAGGAGAAGAGTTTCCGATGGAATTATTCGGAGCTTACGTCGGTCAACGTGCAGTCATAAAGAGAGGAAAATAATATGGCACAGTCAAAACAAGTGGCTACAAAAGAAGAAACAGGTGTTGCGGAGTTCAACCCTGCGATGTTTGAACAAGATGCCGGAGACGGTCTTCAGGATTTGGGGCAAGAAGATTTAGCCCTGCCGTTTCTGAAAGTCCTGTCCGGTAACGATCCTGTGTTGGACGTGAACGAAGATGCCCGTAAAGGAGATATCTATAACACTGTCACAGGGGCCCTTTACAAGGGCAAAACGGGTATTCGGGTCATACCGTGCGCGTATCAACGTCGCTTCATCCAGTGGGCCCCACGGGGCGTGGGAAGCGGTGCCCCGACCGCGATCTACGAACCTCACGAAGAGCGGCCAAAGGTTGAGCGGTCCAAAGATGACAACAAAGATTATGTGATGGATGGCTCCGGTGAATACATCGAAGAAACGCACCAGCACTTTGTTATCTTGCTCGCGGAAGACGGCTCAATGGAAACAGCCTTGATTGCAATGAAATCTACGCAGCTTAAAAAGTCGCGTAAATGGAACAGCATCATGGCGTCACGATCAATGATGGGATCGAAAGGACCCTTCACACCACCGCGTTTCGCTTACATCTACGACCTTAAAACAGTTGGGGAAGAAAACTCCAAGGGTTCGTGGCATGGTTGGGAAATGTCTGTCGAGGGTCCTGTGTCAGAGGCACATATGTACACTCGCGCAAAAGACTTTGCAACAAGCATCACCGCGGGTGACGTTGTTGTGAAACACTCGGATGGAGAAGAACCTGCACAAACGGAAAACGATAAAGACATACCGTTTTAAGTAGTGTTCGCGGCGGGGTAATTGTGCCCCGCCGTTTTCTTTCGAGTGGGGGCAATAATGTCAGCAGAAAAGTTTATGGCCATCTTCGATGGTTTGAAGGAAGCATACGGCTACTTCAAAATAGAAAATACAGGGGCAAACGGTAAGGCCAAGGGCAAAGCGGGCATTCTTAGAGAACCACGCGACGAAAAACTTTGGGACAATCACCTCTCAGGGGCAGGAGCCGGGCTAGGTATCATCCCCATCAATGAAGACAACTGTTGCAAATGGGGCTGCATTGATATCGATCAGTACCCTTTGGATCATAAAATACTTGTCGATAAAATACGCAGGTTAAAAATACCGATGGTGGTTTGCCGATCTAAGTCGGGCGGAGCGCACTGCTTCCTGTTCTCCAGCGGTTGGACAGAGGCCAAGGACATGCAGAAGGCCCTGCAATCAATAGCCGCGGCCCTCGGATACGGCGAGAGCGAGATATTTCCAAAGCAAATAAAGCTGCACCTTGATCGTGGAGACGTAGGCAACTTCTTAAACCTACCATACTACGACCATGAGAACGGATTGCGCTACGCGTTTTTGGACGATGGCACGTCTGCCACCTTAGATGAATTTATAGAACTATACGAGAAACATGTACAAACTCCGGAACAAATCGTTAAGCTTCAAGTAGTAGGGGGCGGCGAAACCGACCTACTAAAAGACGGTCCGCCTTGTCTACAGATACTGTGCAAAGCAGGTATTAGTGAAGGAGGACGTAATAATGGTCTGTTCAACATTGGCGTGTACTTACGAAAGGCATATCCAGATAGCTGGGAGTCCGAAATACTCCGCTTCAACATGGAGTACATTTCTCCGCCACTACCACTGTCGGAGGTAAACGTTGTTGCCAAACAAGTAGAGCGGAAAGATTATGCATACAAATGTTCTGATGCACCGATCAATTCGCACTGCAACAAAGACCTATGTCGGACACGTAAGTTCGGCATAGGAGCCGCCGTAGCCGGGGCCACAATCGCAAACCTCCGCAAGTATAACTCTACTCCCCCGGTCTGGTTTATGGACGTTAACGGCGAGCCTCTGGAAATGGACACAGACGCTCTTATGAACCAGCCCACCTTTCAAAAAGCCTGCATGGAACAACTTAACTTCATGCCACGCTCCGTTGCCAAGCAACAATGGGAAAGCCGCATTAGCACATTGTTGAGCGAGATGAAGGATAACGAGAGCGCTATCATTGAAGTCGCGCAGGATGCCAGCATAAGCGGACAGTTCTACGATTATTTGGAAGAGTTTTGCGCCCACCTACAGGTTGCGCAGGATAAAGAGGAAATCTTACTTCGTAAGCCTTGGACAGATGAAGAGGTAAACACCACTTACTTCCGGCTCAAAGACTTTGAGAACTTCCTGAAAAAGAATAAATTCTTTGAATATAAATCCCACCGAATAGCTCAACGCCTACGCGACATAAACGGAAGCAGCCTTGTCATGAAGATAAAGGGACGTGCCGTGCGCGTATGGCAGATACCTTCGTTTGACAACGTTGATATTGATATTGATCCACCCAAGTTTGGTTCACAGCAAGAGGCTCCATTCTAATGTCAAACGTACTTAAAGCCGTCCGCAACGCTGAGATAGTTCGTCTAATCGACGAGCAACACGTGACCATGACCGCTGTCGCAAAGTGGTTTGGCATTTCAAAGCAGCGTGTTCAACAAATCTACAAAAAGGCTAAAGCAGAAGATGTTTAGAATATTTGGACCGCCCGGAACAGGTAAAACAACCACACTTCTCAACATGGTTGACGAGGCCTTGGAGAACGGAACATCTCCCCACCGCATTGCTTTTCTAGCATTTACTCGCAAGGCGGCAAACGAAGCCAAAGAACGGGCGGCAGAACGTTTCGGTCTGGACCCCAAGAAAGACTTGGTTCACTTCCGCACCCTACACTCGCTGGCTTTGACGATGACGGACATACGCCCAGAACAGGTAATGCAGGAGGATAATTACAAAGAGCTTAGTAAAAAGATTGGCATATCGCTGGGCGGGGCAAAGAACACCAGCTTTGACGATGACGTGCCGTCTATGGTTTCGAGTAACGATCCTATTTTGGGGATAATTAACCTCGCAAGGTTACGCAAGGTAAAGCTTCGGGATCAGTACAACATCAGCAGCCTTGAAGCCGATTGGAATACCGTCAACTATGTCGATAAATGCTTGAAAGAATATAAGGAAAAAATCGGGGTCTACGATTTTACGGACATGCTAGAACAGTTTGTATCAGGTGAGAACAATTACTGCCCGCAATTTGATCTGTGCTTTTTAGATGAAGCGCAGGACCTGTCCCCCCTACAATGGGACATTGCCCACATATTAGATGAAAACTCTAAACGCATGTACTGCGCGGGAGACGATGACCAAGCCATTTACCGTTGGGCAGGCGCAGACGTAGACCACTTTATAAACCTACCCGGCGGCTCTGAAACCCTTTCGCAGTCATACCGCGTTCCAAAAACTGTTCATAGTCTGGCGGAGAATGTCGTGCGCCGCATCACGCGGAGGTTCCCGAAAAGATATGATCCAAAACCCGACCGAGGCAATGTGGCGCGGATCAATCATATAAGTTCGCTCGACATGGCGCAAGGCTCTTGGCTAATTCTTTCTCAAGCCGGTTATCAACTGCAACCTGTTGCTAGTGACCTGAAATCAAACGGTTATTTGTTTACTTATCGCGGCCATCGGTCCATTAGCGAAAAAGTATCTGATGCGGTTAATGGTTGGGAGCAAATGCGGAAAGGCAAAGAAATCTCTGGAGAGGTAGCCCGCAAGATATACAGCTACATGTCTACCGGAAACCGCATAACGCGAGGATATAAAAAGCTTCGAGACTTAGATGACCAAGACATGGTGACCATAGAAGAGTTAATCAGTAACCACGGCCTACTTGCCAATGACAGCATGATTTGGTCCGAAGCTATGGATAAGATGCCCGAGACTGACCGGGCATATGTCACGGCCCTGCTACGTCGGGGCGAGAAGTTTAACGGCATACCCCGTATTACAGCCTCCACGATCCACGGATCAAAGGGCGGCGAGGCGGACAACGTTGTACTGTTCACGGACCTAAGTGCGGCTGCCGATAATGATATGCAAATTAACCCTGATGATATGCACCGAGTTTTTTATGTCGGCGTTACGCGTACCCGGCAGAATTTGTATATTGTTGAACCCGAAGACGCGACAAGGAGCTATGACCTATGACAGAAGCCCTTTCAGAACAACAGCGGTTCGAATTTATCGAAGCTGAGATAGACCGCGCCTATGTCCACGCGGATGATGAGTGGAAGCAGGAATATTACCAGAACGCTGCCAAATATTTATCGGAACACCAGTTCGTGGAAGGTGGCAAAATCTGTGCTTTTTGTAGAGCGCAGGGTATGTCGGACCCCCACCATCACAATGTTTGGGGCGCAATGATGGCGTCTCTTCGGAAGTTGGGGTGGGTTGAAAAGGTTGGGATGGTGCGTCCTACTACACGGCACACGCACATTAACGAAGTGTGCCAATGGGAAAGTAAATTGTTTAAAGGAGAGAAGTCTTGAAAAAGATGACATGGGATGACTGGAAAGCGCACGAAGAAGCCAAACGCAAGGAATACGAAGAGATGGGCGTGACCGATCTTAACGCAGTGCGGGCAGAAAAGATGTGGAACGATCCCACAGTAAAAGATGAGGACCTGCCTGCCGCTCGGTTCGAATACGATCCCGAATTAAAAGAAATGGTTTTTGTTGGTTACAGTAATGAGGTGAAACATTGAAACGAGATGAAGATTTTAATTTAAAGGTAACTGTTCGCAATGGGAGGTTACTTCGTGCGATACGTGAGCGTTATTCTTCTGTTGCGGACATGTGCCGAAAGATGGGTCGTTCGCAACAGACGGTAAATAAGTTAATTACGATGAAGGCGGTTCCGTATAATTCTAAGGGTTGGTCGGATTTAGCTTTGGACATTGCGGGGATGGTTGGCCGGGATCCGGAGGATTTGTGGCCGAATCACATGCGTGAGCTTTCTTTGCGGAAGTCTACCTCTGAGGTTAATCTTGATTTGGACGACGTGAAGAAGTTGGTTCAGGAGGGTTCGTCGGAAAAGACTATTTCGCAGTTGAGTGCAATAAATCATTTTGCTCAGAAACTGACTCCTCGGGAGCGGGATGTTTTAGCTCGGCGGTTTGCGCATGACCAGAGTTTGGAAGAGTGCGCTGCATCTTTGAGGGTTTCCCGAGATAGGGTTCGTCAGATAGAGGCTAAGGCTCTTCGGAAAATGCGCAAGGTTGCGTCCGATCTTGGGTATATGGATGTTAAGAACCCTACACGGGAGCCGTACAATTGGGAAACGAAGAGGGGTTTCCGCTGGGGGTCGGACCGGGATTTTGGCGTGAAACTTGAATTATCTCTTAAACCTCTTGGTCAAGATTTATTGGAGGATTAAATGAAACGTGTTAGAGGAAATCCCTCCGTCCGTAGGATTAAACTGAATCAATATGCACTTGATCTGCGGTTGTCCGGAAAAAAATACCGAGAAGTTGCAAAGGCGCTGGGAGGCGTCTCTTTAGAACGTGCAAGACAGCGTGTCGCCGCGGGGCGCAGGGAAGCAGGACGGGTGAATCGTCATAAGAACGCCACAACTATTGGAGATTTAATGTTGTCGGTACAACTCAGTAGCGGGTTAAAATCTTACGGAGCCGACAGCATGACGTTTGAGGAGTTCATAGATACAACAACCCCCCGATGGTACAGAGAGGTGTATGGCATAGGCCACGCCTTCTCGGAGGAGTTGTTGAAGGCGCTTCGTGAAAAGGGAGTGTCCGAGCATAAGATTAAGGCGTGGAAAAAAAGAAAAGGCCGGGTATTTAAAACATGAAACGAGATGAAGTGCTGGATGCAGCAAAATCCCTGATTAACGGGGACCGGGCCAAAGATTACGGCGATGCTTACGATAATCATGCTCGTATCGCGGATGGTTGGAACGTCATCATACGCGGGGCTCTTACAAGTCACGGTTATGTAACCCCGTCCCACGTCACGTTGATGATGGACTGGGTTAAAACAAGTCGTTTGTTAGAAACAATAGACCATGAGGATTCATGGATAGATAAAGCCGGATACACCGGTTTGGGAGCGGAATTCGTCGAGCGAGATGCCCGCCCCGTAAATAAAATCATTGAGGAAATAAATAATGGCAAATCTACAAATGGCAATGTTCGCTCCAAAAAGTGAATGGGTTCCGCCCCTTGAGCTTCCAGATATTACGGGCACATCAAAGATTGCAATTGATGTCGAAACCCGGGACCCTAACCTAAAAAGAAATGGGCCCGGGTGGCCCACCGGGGACGGGGAAGTCGTAGGATATGCCGTAGCAGTTGACGGGTGGTCAGGTTACATTCCGATACGGCACTTTGGCGGCGGTAATCTGGACGAAAAACAAGTCAACAAATGGCTGCGCAAAGTGTTCGAATGCCCTGCCGATAAGATCATGCACAACGCTCAATACGACTTGGGCTGGATCAAACAAATGGGCTTCACGGTCAACGGCCGCATAATCGATACAATGCTTGTAGCCTCCTTGCTTGATGAGAACAGGTTTAGTTACAGCCTTAACGCTCTAGCTTACGAGCATTTAGGCAAAACCAAATCAGAAAAGGCGCTGGTTGAAGCCGCTCGGGAGTTTGGTGTCGATCCGAAAGCCGAGATGTGGAAGATGCCCGCCATGTATGTTGGCCCGTATGCCGAAGTGGATGCCGTTCTTACGCTGGAGCTTTGGAATTACTTTTCCACAAAGTTAGGTAAAGAAGACCTCTGGGACATAGCTAACACAGAACTCGACCTCCTGCCGTGCCTCGTTGATATGACCATGCGGGGTGTCCGCATTGACGTGAACCGTGTTGAACGCACAAAAGACATGCTGCTCAAGCGCGAAAAGGAAGTGATGAAAGAAATAAAACGCATCACGGGAAGCGACGTAGAAATATGGGCGGCACAGTCCCTCTCAAAAGCTTTTGATAAGCTGAACGTAACTTATCCAAAAACAGAAAAAGGTGCGCCCTCGTTTACAAAACACTTCTTACAGGAGCATTCGCACCCCGTTTCCAAGCTGATTGTTGAAGCGCGGAACCTGAACAAAACGTCAGGCACCTTTATCAACACAATCATGAAGCATTGCCGTGCAGATGGACGCATACATTCGCACATAAACCAGATCAGATCAGACGATGGGGGTACAGTATCGGGGCGCATATCCATGTCGAACCCCAACCTCCAACAAATCCCGGCCCGCGATCCAGAACTAGGTCCCATGATCCGCAGTCTGTTCCTGCCAGAAGAAGGCGACCAGTGGGCGGCCATCGATTACTCGCAGCAAGAACCACGCATCTTGGTTCACTACGCACATGTTTATGGCAAAACACGCGGCATTCCTCTAGAAGGGGCGGCCGAGTTTGTCGAAGCATACAACACGGACCCCGAAACAGACTTCCATACCATGGTTGCCGAGATGACAAACATTCCACGTAAGCAGGCTAAGACCATTAACCTCGGTCTGATGTATGGCATGGGCGTAAACAAGATGGCTGAGAGCTTGGACATTCCTGTCGAAGAAGCCAAAAAACTGGTCAAGCAGTACCATACTCGTGTCCCGTTCGTAAAAGGCCTGATGACTGGCGTCATGAACAGGTTAAACGAGAAATCGTCGGCAGGCGCTCTGCGCTCACTGGGAGGCCGTAAGTGCAGGTTTGACATGTGGGAACCCGACACGTTCGCAATGAACAAAGCCCTGCCTTACAGGGAAGCTGTGTCCACCTACGGGCCCACTACGCGTCTTAAAAGGGCGTTCACCTACAAAGCGCTGAACAGGCTTATTCAAGCGTCCGCCGCGGATATGACAAAGAAAGCAATGGTAGCCCTACATAAAAGTGGAAACTTACCCTTAGTACAAATCCACGATGAAATTGCTATGTCAGTAAAAAGCGTTGACGAAGCAAAAGAAATAGCTAACATAATGGAGAATGTTCTCCCTCTGGAGGTCCCTAGCAAATGTGACATTGAAATGGGGCCTTCTTGGGGTGAGTCCATGTAATACCTCTCTGCTTGACATAGCTATGCAGGTGGCTATTGTTTAACTACCCCCGGCCCGGCTAGGTCTCGCACTGCAACGGTTGGGGGTTTTTTTATTTGACACATATGCGATATTATGCGACATGTACTTTCTACTTATTTAAAGGGAGAGAGAATATGCCTAATCATTGCTACCAAGAGGTGAATGTCCAAGGTCCGCGGGCCATGGCGCACGAACTATTTTTTAACGTTGACCTCGCGTACCCGAGGTTCTGTGACGCTGTTGTGCCGCAACCGTTGGCCTCGTTCTCGCGGATCGACCAATATCCGGACGGACCCATGGACTGGCGCATTACACACTGGGGCACAAAATGGGATGTCTGCGAGGTTGAGATTACTGAGCCGTTTAAGAGGTCTGACGATGAGACGAAGGGCACCTTTGCTTTCAAATGCTGGACTGCGTGGTCTCCACCCGTTCCTGCATGGGATCGTTTGACTGAGTTGGGGTTTGATATCTCGGCCTCTTATGAGGATGAGGGTGGAATGTTTAAGGGCGCCTATATTTTTGGCAAGGACAATTGCTGGGATCCGAAAGAGGAGGTAGCCTGATGGGGGAATTGAACCGCCTTGTCCAAAGCGTTGAGATAAAGAGAGATGAATAGGACAATGCTTGCATTCTTGTATATTCTCCTATAATATCGTAGATGAAACGAGGTATGGAGAAAACAATGGATACCACACGTTGGAAAAGTGTCCTCGTACCACGCGAGGTTTATGAAGAAATTAAAGAACTGTCCAAATCAGAGGGCAGAACAATCGGGGGACAACTCCGGGTGGTTTTCGATTGGTATAAATTCGAACGGGCTCCCGTCAAAAAATCTAACGAAGCAGTTGATTCCGTTGTCGAGACCAATTGATAATCCAATACACCGAAGGCTTATGCGAAACGAATGCCCGAAATGTATGACACCTTTGCAAGTAATTGAAAAGACTGAAGAAAAACTTGTAAGGACGTGTGTACGATGCAAGCTGACAATTGTGGACGACCCGAAGACCGCAGAATATCCAGAAGAAGTATGCGATTAACTATTGATTATCCCATACAAACGTGCCACATTACTTGTGCAGGTCATATTTGTTCAAAAAAAATCTGCACTCCGTAGTAAAACCGCCCCTAGTCTCTTGCCCGAGGCTAGGGGCATCTTTTTTAGGAGGAAAAAATGCCAGACTTTGTTAATGGCCTGATGGCCAAGAAACCAAATGAGAAAGCGCCTGACTTCGTTAAGTGCAATCTTAGCATAAAACGCGAAGAACTAATCGCGTGGCTGTCGGAAAAAGACAGCGATTGGATAAACGTTGATATAAAAGAGAGTGGCCGCACCCTCAATTGGTACGCGGAGGTGAATACATGGGAGGCAAAAAAATGAAGCTAACGCCTGATTGCCCTACTTATCAGGACCTTTATCGCAAAGCGTGGGTCCAACAAATAAAAATTGATTTTGCCAAAAACCCGCGGTTGCGGTCTGAGTATTCTTCTCGAAAATTGTTGCGAGACCGTATACCCGAAAACGCCAAAAAAGGGGGCCGACCAAAAACAACCTTTAAAAATATGCCGGACAAAGTTAAGATAATAAATAATATGAAGTTACAAAACATAACAAACGAGGAAATAGCGGGCATGACAGGCTTTTCTAAACGCGTAATCCTTGAGTTTGTCGAAAGATACCATCTCCCTCGGACAGAATAAATGACCCCATCCACGCTAAATGAAGTCGAAGAAGAAGTAAAAGAAGACTTCATGTGGTCTATGGAATGCGCTCACGAACTAATACAAGAAATGACCGCAAGCGACATGAACATGGGCGCAGCAATCGGGGGAATGCTCACGCAAACCCTCACTGCACTCATGGCTTTCGCACCAGATAATGAAACAGCCATGCAAGTCCTGTCTTCGTGTATTCAAAATGCAACTGTCAATATTATTGATATGAAAGTTAAACCCCAAAACCATAGAGGTTCTACCAAAATACACTGAAGCTTGACAACAGCGCATAATATCCCATATTATTACCCCACCTAACTATGGAGATAATCATGTCAAAGACACTAACCAAAAAAGATATATGCTTGAAATACGGCATAAAGGCACAAAAATTGGAATACCATATTAAAAAAGTAGTGACCAAACGAAACCCTATGCCGTTTCCAAAAGGCACAACGATTAAAGGCATTCGTCACTTTAAAGAATCAGAAGTAGAAAAGTACGCCGCCTCAAACAAAACGTTTAGCAAACCGTCCCACAAAGAACTTGGGATGGCCGAAGCTGCGGACTTTACCACAACCCACGATACACAATTCGAAAACAAAATGTGGGAAGCCGTGGCCCCCGAACCTTGGCACGTCCGACATAAATACGTCCTCTGGGCCGTCGTAGGCGGAGTGACCGCCGCAATCGTAGGCATCTTAGTATGACTAACCTCGAAATTGAAATCATGCTCAACGAAGTGTTCGCCAAAGTCTTCGGACCCGACTGGTGAACTTACCACTACACTTGGACGCCGAGCTTAAACGTATCGGCGTCCTCGAATCAAAACCAGAGAACCCCTTATCCTCCTCAAAGCCCACGGCCCACGAGCCATGGAAACCAAAACATGGTGGGGAAGAGCCGCCGTTCTAAAGGAGTATTTAGGTGCGACAACGTGTCGCACTTGTCATTATCGCATATCCGTGGTAGGGTAGTTTGTTGGTAAGATGAACTTACCAGCCGGTGTTCCACGTGAAACATCGGGGGCGGGCAAGCCCCTTTCTTGTCGTTGCTGGTCACCACTTCCAATTAGTCGAAGGCCGTCGATATGTTTGCGGACGCACTAAAGATATCGTGAGCATAAAAGACAAACAGGTTAAACGCAGATGCCGTGTCGAAGAGGTTTATGAATTATGTGCCGAAGGCAAAATTAAAATACCAGATCAAGCCCGAAAGCCTAAACAACCCGTAAACCAACATCGGAGTTACATAACTAAGATGAAAAGAAAGTATGGGTTTAACGTCGAATATGAAAGACGTACTCAAACTTACTGGGTTGAAATGCCCCAACATGCAGAAGACTTAGCATGGGACATAAATCATCACCTCAGAGATGAACACGGATGCTACGATCAAAAAGAAATCGTAGATAGGTTCGAAGCCATGGCAGAGTTTATGGAAGAATACTGTATGGAAGACGCATAACCACAGCCCGCGGTCCACGGATCGCGGGTTTTTTTATGGAGCGGTTACAAATAAACGCGTTCCCTTATATATACAGCCAGAAATAAAAATAAATATTTTTTGTAAAAATAGGCGTAACCGGTGTAACCGTGTAACTTTGGGTGTTTTGTTCTTTATATATAGGGACTTAGAAGTAACACAAAGTAGTTTTCAAAAATGTAACGTAACCAGAGTTTGTGTAACCTTTGGGTCAGAAGTGCGTTAAGGGGGTCTGAAAAGTTTTTTATTTTTTTTTATTTCTGTAGCTATATATACAAGAGGGCTGTTTTAAGGGTAAAGTATCTGCAAATAACTAGGATACTCTTATGGCATCGAAAGCTAAATCAAACCCTCCTGCTAAAACTAAAAAACGCGGGAGACCTAAATCAACAAAAGCTGCGGTCCTGACTAGGCGGCAAGAGCTTTTTGTAAAAGAGCTTGTTTCTAAGGATGGCCAAATCACTATGCGGGAAGCTGCGGTTAATGCAGGATATCCGGCAGGATCAGCGCATACCCGAGCGTACGAGATGACCAACCCTAATATCTGTCCGCATGTGGTGGCAGCCATACAATCATATCGCGCCGAGCTTGATGAAAAGTTTGGCGTGAATTACCAGCGGCATCTGCGCGACCTTCAAACCATCCGCGATGCAGCATTAACCAACGGAGCCTACTCGGCAGCCGTTCAAGCAGAATATCGGCGGGGGCAAGCGCAAGGCGATATTTATGTGAGCAAATCAGAAATCCGTCATGGTAGCATCGATTCGATGAGCAAGGACGAAGTGCTGAATGCTCTGAAGGAGATTAAACAAAGTTATGCCCCGATCACTATCGACGTTACTCCCGAAGGAGAGAGCAATCCCCAGAACCGCGACAAAGCGAGAGGCAGACTTTTGGAGGCTGATGAAGACTGGGATGCAGAAGAGCCCGAGAACATGGAAAAATACCCGAATTGAAACGTGGGCCATGCCGGGCATTCCGGATGTTTTATGCTGCGATGAAAATGGTAAGTTTCATTTTGTAGAATTAAAGGCGACCTCTGGAAACGCAGTGGACTTACGGCCCCACCAAGTTGCGTGGCTTACAACGCACAGTCATGCCAGCGTTTGGGTTTTGGTCCGTAAGCTGCAAACCAAAACAAAGCCTCAAATGATCTATTTGTACCCCGGCAAGGACGCCATGGACTTAAAGATGGAAGGCCTGAAAGTTACGCCTGTTTATTCTTCCAATGGTGATTTTGACTGGGGTAAGATAATGAGCTTGATATCTCCGATATAATCGCATAATATCTTAGACCTAACTAACTACGGAGATTATTATGGAACACGATGCAAGACACGGCGGCCCTTATGACCGCGGGCGAGCGGATTATTTTTATAATAGGGCGTGGGCTCCACATTATTTTGTGGGCTCGACATATACGTCCGATAAGATTGAACAGCCCGATATGACAAAGGCGCAGTTGAAAGCATATGCAGACGGTTATCGCGATGGGGAATCCGATGGCGTGAAAAAGGATTGGGGTTAAATGTTTTTATTTAATTGGCTTGGAAAATTATTATATGGCAAAGAGGCGTGGGAAAAACAGGATCGCGAAAAGGCGCGGCGGAGGCCGATAAAACAAAAGCCCAAACGACGTAAAAAATAATAAAATTAAACCCGGTTGACGCCGGGTTTTTTATTGCGCTATAGTATGCGATATATCTTATACACTACGGAGGGCAAACCATGAGACTATTAATTAAGTTTAACAATGGCCACGTTTTAAAAAAAGATTTTTTAAACGCGCCGCAAGCTTATCAATATGCTAATAACAACGTTTCATTAACGGGCGGACGTATCCAATCAATTGTTTTAGATACGGAGCAAGGGCTTCGTGATTTATGGGCGGTGCATTGGAATATATATTCCCAGATTAAAGGGATGAAGTTACCATGTTAAAGACTGTTGAACTAAGCCGCGCCAAAAAAACAAAAGGCATTGCGGTAACATATAGAGCGGGCACCGGGGAAAAGTACGGGACTTGCCCGACCACCTGCAAAATGAATTGCAGCGGGAAAGGCACCGAAAAGATCGACGCTGATTACCTTGACGCGTTGTTAGATGCAAAACCGGCCAAAGGTGTTTCATTTACTTACTCGCATTTTGATCCGAACGTTTTTAATTGGGGTTGCAAATTGCGGGCAGATAAAACCGTTATTAATTACAGCACCGAAAACCTAGGCGCGGCAGCCGCGTCGATTCATAACGGCGTTCCTTCTGTTGCGGTGGTAAGTGAGAAATCATGGCAGGGAAAGAAGACGCAACCGGCCCCGCATAATATTAACGTTGTGCGGTGTCCGGCAGAAATTCGGGACATATCCTGCGCAGATTGTGGAAACGGTGATCCACTTTGCGCCCGATTAGATCGTAATTTTATTATTGGTTTTACTGCGCATGGTCCCAGCAAAAGAAAAGCCGCGGATTTAAACGTGCGAGGCGGATGTTATGCAGACGCAGGTAATTGCCGCATATGGTGGGATAATACTGCGAACGGTGCGCAGTCGGATGAAACCGACGGGGAAAAGCTTTTGCGGTTTGTTAAAGGCCTACCACCACGGTCTATTGTGCGACATCACGTGGCGGGGGATATCGGGGCCGAATAACTTTTTATAGAATAAAGCTTGCATTAATATGCAAGTTTATGCGAGTTTATAGGGGCGGGGCATTTCCGCCCCGTTTTTTTTGTCTTAACTACGGAGAATTTAGACATGACTTACACAACAAACGCATTTGCGCACGGTATCGGAAACAGTGCAGTTTCATCACAATGGTTTAATCGCCCCGACGATCAAAAGTTTTTGACGCTGGATGATATGCTGGCGCACAAAAAGATTGATTCGCAGCGCATGACAAGCCGCGTGGTTGATACCCATAAGATGAAAATCATCGGAGATTTAGACGATACAAACCCCAGCCGGGGAAACGTATTTGTTGAATATACTGATGACAGGAACCAAGAACACTACAACACCCCCACCAATTGGAGTTTCGGCCAGCTATCCCAATTAGCGGGCGCACCCGCGGGATATTTGCGCGATTTGCCCGCACCCATTGCGGCGGACTGTATCCAATGGGGTTTGAAATATAACCGTAGTAGAGATTTAATTAAGGTTTACGGGCATCAGGCAAATGGCGGGGAATTGCGAGCCGCAACCGGTCCAGATTATGGCCGGATTTTTGACTGGGAAATATTAGAGCCCATTAAAAACTTGATCGATGAAAGTGGCGGCCGTTGGAAAGTGCCCGGGATGATGACCGGCAGCCGCAATGGCTTGGCCGTATATGATCCGGAAGTGCCCGTCACTATGGACACAACAACTCTTTATGCGTCGGATCGTGATGTTTTTGTTTTTCTTGTGGATGACCGCAACCCGATTGAAGTGGGCAAGCTTCCAAATGGTGAACCTGATTTGATGTTTCGCGGGTTTTATGCGTGGAATAGTGAAACCGGCAGCAAAACCGCCGGGATCGCTGCAATGTATTTGCGCGGCGTTTGCATGAATCGAAATTTGTGGGGCGTGGAAAACTTTCATGAGATTAAAATACGTCATACTAAATTTGCACCGGATCGGTTTGCAATGGAGGCCCGCCCCGCGTTGCAATCCTTTGCGAACGGTTCAACGCATTCTTTTGTCGAAGGGGTGCAAGCCGCTAAAGATGCCCGCATTGCTAAAACGGATGAAGACCGTTTAGACTTTTTAACAAAACGCGCCGGGCTGTCTGGACGCATGGCGCGAGCCGCAAACGCCCGCCACTTGACCGAAGAGGGCCGCCCAGTGGAGACCGTTTGGGATGCTGCGCAGGCAATAACCGCAATTGCCCGTGACGTTCCCCATCAAGATGCGAGAATTGAAGTTGAACGGAAGGCGGGCGCGTTGCTGGACAAAGTGACCGCATAAACCGCCGCTATATAATAAGACCCGGGGCCGCCATTGGGCGGCCCTTTTTTGTGGGGGTTTACTTTTATTTAAATTAATCGCATATTATCCCACATGCGGCGGGCAAGCCGCGTTAACTTATGGAGTAAATAACATGCAGAACATTTTTGAAGTAAATTTCCGGGCGTCTGACATTCTTTTAGATCGCGTTTTAAATCCGGCCAAAGATCAGGACACCGGCCGCAACCGGCCCGAGGATTTAGTTGAAGCTTGCGGGATCATCCCCGACTTTTTCCTTGAGGCCTGCCATTTTGCAAAAGATAGCGAAACCGGTTTGACGCTGGACACCGTTTGCGCCGGTATGGATAACGCATATCAATTCGGCGGTTTTGGTTCCTATCCTTGGAAAGGCACCTTAGACCACAACGGGACATATCAGGCGGCCAATGACGAAGATGCACCACTTGCACCGCTGGCCCGGTTTGGTTTTGAAAGCCGCGTTTTTTGTTATGTTTACGACTACGGCGTTGCGGCGGTCCGCATCGGATTAGATGGGCCTTATAAAATCGCGCGTTTTGATTGATGTTTAGTTTTCTTTACTGGGTCTGGGCCGACGTTTCCCCCGCGCCTTCCATTGCGGCGTTGCGCGCATCCATTGCTTTTCGCCGGTTTAAAGGCATCCGCCACAAATAAACCGCCGCTATATAATAAGACACCGGCCCGCCATTGTGCGGGCCTTTTTTGTGCCCTCTTTACTTTATATTAAATTAATCGCATATTATCCCACATGCGGCGGGCAAGCCGCGTTAACCTTTTCTATGGAGTAGAAAACATGATTGAACTAAAAACAAACCCCGACACTTTACACGCAATGGCAACCGAAGTTATGGCGGACCGCATAAAGGCGGACGTTTTAAACGCCGCGCATGATCTCAAAAACCTGCGCGACTATGCGGAAGGGCTGGAACGCAACACCCAGCAGATGAGCGGGGAAATTCAGAGCATACGCACCCAGCGCGACGAAGCCGCCGCCGCCTTGCTGGCCATCATCCGCCCGGAACTTGAAAACATGATAGCTCTGGAGCTGGAGGCTTCCGCCGGGATGGACAACGTGAACGAGCGCTTGAACGATTATGAGGACCGATTGGAACGTATGGAGGATAACGGCGAGACCGTGCGCGATGAAGTCAAAGACATGATCCGGGATGGTGAAATCGTTGTCACCGTTGACGTGATGTAATCTCCCAGCAACCCCACCCACCCAGCGAGGGCCGCCATCGTGCGGCCCTTTTCTTTTGCGTAGAGTTAACCAGTTAAACTTGCCGGGCCAAGGCCCGCGCCCCATGGGCGAAACGTACCGGCCCGGGATCCCCGGGCACTGGACCGAGCGCAGCGGGCACCGATTAGCCGAGCGCAGCCGGTGAAAGTTAAGCAGCTGGCCACCTTTTTCCCAACTTTTCCCAACTTCCGGCCGCCTGCTGGCCACCTTTTCACCAACTTTTCCCAACTTCCGGCCGCC